AATCAGGTTGACTCCAAAAGTATACGGAGGACCAATGAAGCGCATATTATAAAGCGCATCGTCTGTCCAAATTAAAACTTCTTGTCGGGAACGCAGTCCCCCCACTATTTGAGTTCCCGCCGAGAGTCTTAGTGATCCGGCGGTGTTGGTGTAAGTGGGTTCCCATTCATTAATATTTTCTTGGTCGCACCAACAAATAAACATGGGATCAATGGCACTGGTTCTAGCTACTCCTGCATCATCCAAAGGGTCTGCACCTAGACAAATAACATGTCTGTCAATATCACTAACCAAAGTTTGCAGTGCTAATGTGGGAGGTAAATTGGCCCCTAGAGCGGTTAAACTGACAGCACGAACGCTTGTTCCGTTGTTCTCGGTCCAATAAAAAATCCCCCCGGCTCTTGGGTTAATGATAAGGTCTTCTCCAAAATTGTCCTGTGTCCAAAGCCTTAATTGATTATTAAAAGCAAGTCCTGAAGCAGAACCAAAGGTTCCGTCGCCCCAAGGACCGGCACTCCACCCTGAGCCAGACACGTAATTATCCAAGCCCACGCTGATTTGATAGGCGCCCACAACACTACTGCCCCCGTTTCCAGAGTCACTGGAATTAGCCGTGATCGTATCCCCGTCTGTGTCTTTTGCTGTAATTTTATAGCTATTGGCGTCAACGATTGAATCAATAGAGTATTCTTGGTTGAGTGCTGCGGCAATAACCAGTCCGCCTAATGAAGCGGCTCCGCTATAGGTAACATAATCTCCTTTACTAGCGCCGTGAGAAGTATCAGCAACAGTGACAGTGGAGGAACCATTACTCGCTGAAAACGTGACGTCCCCCGCTGAAGTTGTAGCTCTTATTGGGGTAATATCATAAAAATTATCCCCTTCTTTAACATAGTATTTTACCGTCGTGCCAACAGATAAATATTTAGTGGTGGCTAGAGACACCCACGCATGTAAAGCACGACCAGTGCCTAAATAAGTGGCAACCTGTTCTTTGACCCAACCCCCTATTTTCTCAGGGTACCCTTTTCTAAAGCGAACAAGGTTGCCGTCAAACCACCCGCCTTGGGCTGAAAAGGCGGTCCCCTCTCGGTTAATCCCTGGACGCATTTGAAATTTATTGTAAGCCATTATTCTTTTTCCTCTTCTTCGTCTAACTCCCTATAATACCCTACAACATGAAGGATTTGTTCTATGTATCGGGTAATTTCGCCCATTGTCATAGATAAATTCTCATAACCTTGAGAAGTTAGACCATAATACGCTACTCGCGGTTCTTCTCCAGCCTCAATTGCGTTTAAGTATTCCTGCATCACATCAGGAGAAAGTATTCTCCACTCAATCGCAGCAGATTCAATAGCTTCTGGCAATGGTGGATGATAAATCGGCGCTCTTTTTGCCACGCTAACCACTTCCACAGGCTTAACTTGTGGTTGTCTGTCTGCCAATTCACCTAAAAGTGAATATGTGCCACACCCGTTAATTAGTAGTAATGGTATTATCAGCAGCTTTTTCATCAAATTGATCTGGATGGGTTATTGTAGTCAAGTTCTCAACCACTCTTGCCGAAGCCTTATTAACTTTACCTTGCAATAATCCAGGCTTAGCTAGAGCCATGCCTTCAAGATTGTGTTTAGCAAACTTATTTCTTAAGTTTGTTACTTGCGCTTGGCTTGCAGAGTATTGGGAGTTCAGATTTTGAATCTGAGCTTGGGTCTTTTTTGCCGATTCAAGAGCTTTTACGATCTGTTCATTTTGCTCTTGAACAGTTCTTTCAAGCACCGCTTGATTATTAATAGCGGTTTGTAGCTCAACTTTTGCTGTGTCTAATTTAGTAAACATAATCGCATTAATAGAAGCCGATATAAAGAAAGCCACACCCAGGGCTATAGCCAACTTCATTTCTTTTTCTTAATGTTAAGAGTTTTCTTTTTCTTAATATTAATGGTTTTATATGCTTCATTAATGTTTGGTGTTGACTTATCGTCCGCTACATATCTTCCCTTCTTGGTACGATTTCTCACTACCTTTTCTTCGACACCTAGAAACGTTTCTTTAAACCACTTACTTAAACCAATAGCCATATTATTCTCCGTTTATTCTTTTTCACCTTTAAAGCTCTTTGAACTCCCTGATGTTCCTGCGTAGAGTCCGAACCAGGCAGCACCTGCGCCGACAACAATGGAGATTAAACCTGATTGTTCAAAACTGGGTTCTGGTAAATCCATGAACCAGAAAGTTGTGTAGTACAGCAAGTACATATAAATAGACAAAAAGGCTCTAGGAAAGATTCTCCAGCTATCAACAGCTTGAGCCACAAAGATAATCTTTTGATAAGGGTTATTGTTATTAACGTCCTCCAACTCCCTGATCTTGTCTTTAAGGCCACCGATCTCTTCGATCATTGCCATGAACTTGTTAAGGTCCATTTCGACTTCATTGCGATCCATGTCGCCGCCAAATCTTCCGCTAGGATAATGGTCATCACTCATAATTCACCTATACCGTATACACATCCAAGGCATCAGCCTTGCCTTTAACTTTAATTGTTGTTATTAAGTTTAACTTAAATTTTGTGAATTGAGCAGTATTTTTGCCTATGAGCAAATCAACACCCACCTCTTTGGTCGCCGATTCAAGTCGTGCTGCCGTATTTACCGCATCGCCAATCGCCGTATAGTCAAACCGACTATCGCTGCCCATATTGCCAATTACCGCCTCACCTGAATTAATACCGATACCGATAGCAACCGGAGGCAAGTCTTTACCTTTAAGCTCTTTATTTAGCTCTTTCATATTTTTCATAATATCCAAGGCACAATTAATTGCCAGGTTTTCATGGGCCGGTTGATCCAAAGGTGCGTTGAATATCGCCATCATTGCATCCCCTATGTATTTATCAACCATGCCTTCGTATTTCTGCACCGATAGTTGTTGTGCCGTCAACGCCCGGTTCATAATATAGGTCACATCTTCGGGTGGCAACGACTCAGACATAGAGGTAAACCCTCTAACATCGGTGAACAAGTAGGTTGCGTATCTTTTTTCGCCGCCTAATTTAAGCAGTTCTGGGTTGTCCTGTAGTTTTTTTACTTGTCTGGGATCAAGGTAGTGTTCAAACTGCTTTTTAATCTCTTGTCTGAGCCTGTACTGCTCTCTAAAATTCAAATAAAACGCTACAGAGCCTGTAATAAATCCGGATATTAATGACCAGGTAACGTCAATTAATAAATTGGACTGAATTAAATAATACCCTGAATAAGCAACAGCGCCATTTAGTATTAAAAAGAAGACTAATCCCCAGGTGACACCAAAAAAGTTTAATAGCACCCAAACCAGAACCGTTGTGGTTAAATATATTCCCAACTCAACGAGCAACGCATAATCAGGAATTAACGGACTGTCTTCTATTAAAATGCTTTCAGACAACGCTGTTTGTATTTTGTGTGGTTCTAAAAGACCCGCAGGCGTTGCTATTTGAGGCATAACCCCCTTTGCTGTGACACCGACAAACACAAAACGATTTTTAATGAGCTCTGTGCTTTTAATCTCTGTTAGAGAAAATTCAGGGGTGTTGACCCAACTGATCCATTTTCTGCCCAAGGTATCGGTCTTAACTGGCGGCAGGCCCTTAACTCTAATCTCTTGTATACCTGCTTCTGAAGTTTTTATTAGGTAGGTGTCCGCACCAGTTAAAACTTTTAGAACCTCTGTGCCGTAGGCAGAAACCCATCCGTCAGGGGTTCTTAGTAATAATGGCATACGCCTTACCAGTTGGTCAACCTCGGTTGGTGCAACCGCAATCCCTTCATAGGCCGCTTCTCGCAGCAACGGAATGTTTTGTACCACGCCTTTGGCTTTAAACCCACCGTGATCCTGACCCAAAATAACGGTGCCCGTGGTCATGGGGTAAGTGCCGTTATCGTTTTCAAAAGTTGCAACCACACTAGGCGCAGACGCAAGACTCTTAGCAAACTCCAGATCGCCACCAAGGCGATCCTTCTGCGGAAAGCTAATGACCCAACCGACCCCTAATGCGCCTTGTGCTACAAGGTCATCTTGTATTTCAGCTAATCGTTTTCTGGGAAACGGATAACCGCCTTCTACTTCAACATCTTCTTCAGTAATGTTTAATATAGAAAAGTACCCAGAAGATTGTTGCTCCGTAACGAACGCATCAAAGGTCTTGAGTTTTAGTATTTCAAGGGGTATCCATTGTTGCACCAAAGGCACACCCAACAGAACAACAATAACCAACAGTTGGAAAAACCTAGTCACTTTGATTTATGGTGATGGTCTTATTACAGTTGGTACTGCAATTATAAGTAGCTGTAATGCTTTTATTGGTTGTTCCTGATTGTGTGGCATCCACAGTGTAGTCGTCTGTATAAAAATTAAGCCTCATGTAATGATCGCCACTCCCTGATTGTGTAATCTCTGCGTCATTATTATCAGCAGAAGTGCTGGCATATATTTTAGCGTAATGTTCCCCTGTCCCTGATTGAGTTATGGTAAATTCTGAATCATCACCAAAAGCCCTTATCTCGCCTTCTTTATCATCGCCCGTTTGGGTGATCTTATACACATTGTCGTCACCCTGCATGTAGATTTCGGCATCGTTATCGTTGCCGTTTTGTATTACATCCATGTCGTTTGAATCATCATCAGCATCAATGTATCCGAAGTTATCGTTGCCGTCTTGATCTATTTTATACGCATTACCGGTGTGGTTAGCCACCTGACTATAGGCTCTAGCAGTATTCCCGGTGCCGTCTTGATCTATGTCTATAGTTGCATTGCTGCAATTATGGGTAGTGTAAGTGCCTTCAGATATTCCGCACCATACTCTAGCGGTATTGCCCGAACCTATTTGATCAATATAGATAACCGTTGAGCTTCCTTTTATTCTAACCTCGGTAGAATTGTCTCCCGCATAGGCGCAGAGGGCAGATAAACTAATCAGACTGATTAATAACGATCTCATTCTCGCCTCCTCCGTTCACTGTAACATTTATAAGCCTACCAGCCGATAAGATTTGGATGTTATAGCCACCGGCCTTATCCAGCTCCAAATCTATTGTGTTCTCTACCTGTCTGAACAAGGTAAAGATTTCTCCCTCTACAAAAGTATAGACTTGAGCATTAGGATCAAACCCAGGAATAATACCTTCTAGTTTTACCCCGTCTAGCTCTCCTGCGGCTCCGTCATCCTTGCCTCCTGCGGCCACTGTTTCAATCATTTCTAGTAGGTCTTGTAGAAAATCAACCGCTAACAAGTCTATATCTAGTCTTGTTATTTCTTCTTGTAGCTCGTCTTTAGATAAATCACTGTCATCATCCAGGTCATTTTCCTCTAAGAAATCAGCATCCAATACATTGGTTGAGCTTTGTGATTGTTCTTGTACCGCTTGCTGTACCTCATCGGGTGGGGTGACTATTAAAAGATTGTCTATGAAACCCAACGTCATGTTCGATAGGGTAACTGGTTTTGTAGGCGGGCTTTCGGACATACTGACCATGGTGGCTTGAAAAGGTTGATTTAATACTTCAATGCCTGCCATTGTTTCTACTGTAATTTCGCCAGAGCTACTGCCGTCAGGGCTAGGCAGCAATATAACCAGGCTTCTGCCTAGTTCATCAACGGTGGTTGTAAAGTCTGTTCCTCTAACCGCTACTGTGGCACTGGGGGTTCTTATCTTAATGTTTTGTTTATCTATTTTTCCAAGCGCACCAGTAATAAATCTGGCTGTTCCGCTTGCCATCTTGAGCGCCATCTTGCTCTTGCTTGGGTCAGGATCATAGATATACTCATCAATAATAATCTTGCTATGCTCAGTGAGACGAATGACAGTAGAATCAAGAAATGTAATGCCAATACGGCCATTACCAGTGCGCACATCATCATAGCTAAAAATACCAAGAGCAGTCTCGGCAAGCAGTTTATCTGATTGATCTTTTCGTAGAACCTCTCCATTTCCTCTTAATTCCGATATTTCACCTATCTCTGCATAAGAGTTTAATGAAAAAATTAAAGCAATTAACAGCCACTTGTGCATTGGTCTATGTCTATAGTCCCACTGCTCGTAGTCGACGTTATAACCACCACATCAGACACCGAACCCGTGCTATTGGTCTGATCTATGTCTATATTATTGGTACTTCCTGTAATTACTGCGGTTATAGAATGATCTGCATTACCGGTTTGTGTGGTATCAATATCGTTTGAATCTCCATCTACATTCCAATTGTTTATACAGCCTACTACTTCACAAGTTGCGTTAATATTGTTGGAAGTACCCGCTACTATTATGTCTTGGTTCCCTGCTGTGGCGGTGGCTGCTGCTCCCTGTGTAACAGTTAGAACATTAGAATCCCCTGTTGCCGCATAATCAAAATCGGTGTTGGCAACATCGCCTGTAGCCCCTAAAGCTAGGGTGGTGGTGTTGCTGTCTCCAGTGTGTGTTGCTGTGAATGAGGTGCTATTACCTTGAGCCACTGTTGCCGCTAGTGTATTTGTATCACCTATTTGATCGATGTCCACGGTCATTGATGTGCCTGTAAAGGTTGCTCTGGTTTGCGATGTACCGACCTTATTGGTGTCACCAATCTGATCTATGTTCATTGTCAGCCCGGTTCCTGATTGGGTTATATAAATATCATTGTCCCCTGCAAAAGCGAAGGGGGCAAACAAGATTAAAGCTAATCTAATTAGTTTGTTCATAGTTATAGTCCCACATTTGTTGTTCCATACCTTTCATAATCAAAGTATAAACGGCTTCCTCGATAGCAGCCCTGGTTGCATAGCCCATTGCTTCGTTTTCACTGTATCCAGTCTCTACTTCAACGAGTTCAGTGCCCATTTCTACAAAACGGAACACGTCTCGGCTCACCCCTGCGCTCAAGACAGTTTTGCTTATCATACAATTTATCATAACTTCCCCTGTTTGGACAAGAACTGCTCTTAATGAGACCGTGATTTCGTCTTTACGCCATTGGTTACTAGAACCAATGCCTAAATACCTGGCGCCGTT